TAAAATTTCCAACGGCGAAGGCGTTGAGCGTGTCTTCCAGACTCACTCTCCGGTAGTTGACAGCATTGCTGTTAAACGTCGTGGTGCTGTACGTAAAGCTAAACTGTACTACCTGCGTGAGCGCACTGGTAAGTCTGCTCGTATCAAAGAGCGTCTTAACTAAGATTCGCTTTCGCGACATCCAAGTTATTTGTGTAAAAACAAGGGGTTGGCATAATGCCGACCCCTTTTTTATTGTTCCATGTCCACCAATTGACCACGGAAAACGTGGACAGTGGACAGCGTGGACATTAAAAAACCCGCTTTCGCGGGCTTTGTTCAGAATGCCATGTGAGTTTGTCCACCGCCCTGCGGGTGAGGTGGTGCGGCGCTTATCAGGTTCGGCGTGGTTATCGATCTTACAAAGGTCTCATGCGTCACGAACGTGTGTCCGCATTCGATATTCTGACACTGAATGTAGCGCTCTGTTGTCTGGTTTGACACCTGAAATGAAGACCGGGTGTGCGCGGCACTTCTACATAGCGGGCAGTTAATCATGACAGGTGTCTCCAGTTTGCATTTTTGAGAATTCTACTCTTGAATCTTGCAAAATTAAACCGCTTCGTTTTACTCCATATCCAGTTCAGAGATTTTCACCTCCAGTTCCAGCGAGGTTGTGAAACCACTGTCTTTATTCAGCGTGTTTGTAACCGTTGTGATGATCCACTCAGCACCGTCAATCGGGGGCTTAAACCCTGTCACCCGTATGGGCAGTTCCGGGTATAAGTCCTCACGACCCATCGCGAGATTGATAGAGAACGAAGCCACCCCGCGCTGAATGCGTGACCAGTTCGTTTTAGCAGCACGTTCAGCATTTGCTTTATTGGCGTAGGTGCGGCTGAGAACGAGGACATTTTCATCGCTGCCGATGAGGTATTCCCCTTGCTTTGCTTCCGGGGTTTTAGTCGGCTTTGTGGTTTTTTTTCTACGACGCCGACGCACTTTAACTGCTTTTTTTGGCTTAGGCTCGCGGGTATGTAACCAGGAAGCAATGACACCGGTATACGCACTGCGGTCTACAATACTGAAGCGATGCTGATCACCAGAACTACGCTCAATAATTGCAGCGGCGGGTGGTTTGCTGGAACTTTTCCCCAGGCCTAATCCCATCCCCTGACGCAAAAACATTAACTCGCCAAATTTCACCGTAGCAATTGCACCGTACATCTTCGCAAGACGTGACAGAAATGCACCGTCAGACTCGTTTGTCTGGTCGATATGATCGACCGCCAGCGCACCCATTTCTGCGCTCGCAGATGCGGTGAGTTTATGGCGTGCTGCAATTTCTTTAATGACTGCGCCAATGGTTGTCTTATGCCAAGACTGTTCGCGCTTGATATTCAGTGTCTGTCTGAAATCGGCACTACGGGCGCGCACATTGATGCGATCCGGTGCACCAGAATGCTCGATTTCATCAACTGTGTATTCTCCTTTAATAACCAGTGGGGAGCCTTTCCAGCCCAGCGCCAGCCATAGAACAGCGCCTCTGTTGGGCAGTTCCATCATCCCGTCTGCGTCATCAAGTTCTAAATCGAGTAAGTCAGCCTCAAATCCTCGATTGTCGGTGTGTGTGAGTGAAATTAACCTGGCAGCTAAATCCGTTGTGATGTCCTTATTGTTCACCCGTATGCGAAAATCCGGCACGATTTCAGTACCGGCAAACATGGTCATTTCTGTCATGGTAAGAAACTCCCTGCCTGTTGTGCTGCCGATTTCGCTGCGGTAATCGCGCTGTCTTTAACCTGAGTGAGCTGGCCCGACAAATCGCCCAACATCTGCATTATGCTTTCATCCATGCGAGTCAGTTTTATGCTGAATTCAATTTTTCTGGGCGCACCGTCGCTGAAAAACTCCCGGTCAGTTTTATTGAGTTCGGTAATAACATACATCCCGTAAATGACCCCATCCCCGCGAATCAAAGGCCAGCCCTTACCGGTTGCCGCCATCACCTCCAGCGCCAGAAGGGATATTTTCCCGCCAGTCAGTGATGGCATCAGCACGCCAGAAAGCGTGATGCTGTCCGAATCCGGCCCCAGAAATTGCAGAGCGGGACGCAGCCCGACCCGGCTATTAATGGCATGTCGCCATTGTTGTTGCTGCTGTAACTGTTGATAAGGAACAGTTTTGAGTGTGAATACGAATAACCCCAGAATCATCATCATCAGTCTATGTCTCCCATATCGGCAAACAGACTACGGCTGCGCACACCTTCACGTCGCTGAAGTCTTTCAATTTCACGCATCACTTTCTTAACCAGTTCGTCAGTGCTTTGTCCGGCTTGCTGCGTAATGTGGAAAACAGGCTGGATGAGTGGCGGTGAAGCCATAACCGCATCGGGACTATTGCGCGATACGTTAGAATCCTGGCGATATTCGCCGGGTGGCAGGCTATGGGGATGCAGCTGCTTTGCGGCAACAGGCTGACTGAGACTGCCAAAGGCCAGCATGGTTGCTGCGGCAATAGCTGCACTTCTGCTGCGGCCCCCCGTCTCATCATTCTGCTGGATCGGAAAGACTGCCGGGGCCGCGTCTGGTCCGCCTTCGGCCTGCACCCGCATCGGGGCAATATCGATACTGTTCTGGGTGTACGCCGTCAATGGGGCCAGGGAGGTGCGCGCCAGCGCATCACGCGGTGACTCATTCAGATTGCCATAGGCCATCGCGGTTGCCGCCGCCAGCGCTGCCGTTTTCCTTCGGCTGGTTATATTTGCCGGGCCGTTGACCAGTTCCGGGCCATATTCCCCGACAATGCCCATCGCACCTGACGGGATGTAACCGCCGTTGTCATGCATAGTTACCGGAGTGACAGGCATTGCGTAGGGATTCCAGGTTTCCTTTCCGGGCGTGGTAATGCCGTAATTGTTATAACCTCCTGGTGGCATTCCCGCCGGCGGATTACCGGTGATATCGCTTCCTTTAGGTAATTTCGCTGATTCCTGCTGTACCATTCCCATCTTTTCGAGAAGCCACGATATACCCGACTTGAGTGATTCCAGAGGGCTAAGCACGATGTTCAGTCCGTCAGCAAGTAACTTACCGAAGCTACGCCCCATGGCTCCGGCCTTGTCCAGCTCCGCTGCTGTTGAGTTTACGGGAGTGATAAGATCACGAAACCACCCGATAAGTGCCTGGACCTTATCACCAATCCACTGGAATACGGGCCGCAACGGGGCAAAGGCCGCCTCAATCGGCGCGGCTGCGGCTTTAAATCCTTCTACAACACCCGCAAGAAACGCCCCGATGGGTTGCCAGTATTTCCAGATGACAAGTGCAACCGACGCCAGCGCGGCAACAACCAGTCCGACTGGGCTTAACAGAAAACCAAGCACCGTTGAAACACCGATGAGCGCCATCCTTAGAACGGCGACAGGGCCGGAGGCGAGAAACGCCAGCGCACGACCCAGCCCACCCAACAGACTCCGACCGGCGGCTATCGGATTCATTATCACGCCAGTTGCAGCCGACACTCCCGACATCGCACCACGGAAAAGACTAAGTGGCGCACCGGCAACAGCGGCCAGGGCATTTCCGGCGAGACCCGCCGACGCCCGTAGTGCGTTCAACGGGGCAGTAACCAGGCCGGTGCTGCCGCCAGTTGCGCGCATTCCACGCCGGAGAATGGACAGGGGAGCCGATCCCAGCCAGGAGAGTACGTTACCCGTTCGTCTGGCAGCTTCACCAACGACCCCGAGCGATTTGATACCCAGCACGTTCAAACTCAGGCGGGCCAGCGCCAGTGGGCCAAGTACAGCGGCAACCGCAATGCCCAGGGAGCCGACCACGACAAGTAATGCCGCAGCGGCGGCGGTGCATTTCACCAGGGTACCTGCAAGTTCTGGGTTGGCTTCTACCCATGCGCGAATAGAACCAGTGACCTGCTTAATCATGGACATGATATCCATCAGCGGTTCCCGAAGCGTTTCGCCCAGACTGCTCATGGTGTTTTGGGTTCCTGCCTTGACCAGCATCCATTGAGCCGAAAGGGAATCTTTATTGATGTCAGATTCCTTTTGCATCGATCCTTCTGCGGCTTTCCCCTTCACTAAGGCCAGCTGCTTATGTAGCTCACCCATATTGTTTGCTAGCTTTGCTGCGTCGTCGCCGTATTCTTTGCCAAAGAGCTGCGTCATGACATTCATTCGCTTGTCTTTGGGCAACTTCTGAACCATCTCCATAACTTTGATGATGGTGCCCATGGCGTCTTTCGACATGGCTTTTTCGAGTTTCTCCGGTTTCAGCTTCAGCGCATCCATGCCATCCATAAACCGGTTAGACTGCATGCTGGCTATGGACAGTTCGCGTACCATGGCGTTTGCGGCACTAGCGGCCACTTCCGGCGCGGCACCCAGACTTAGAAACGTCGAACCGAGCGCCGCCGCGTTTCGAAAGTCGAGTTTGTCAGCCACACCGCCCATGCGCTGCATGACGTTGATAATGTCAGCACCTTTGGAAAGTGCGTTATCATCCAGGTAATTGATGACGTCGCCGAGTTGCTCGATATTTTTGGTGGGAATCTTGTAAAGGCTGGCTATCTTACCCATGTTTTCTGCCAACTGATCGGCAGGCAATTCAAATGCCGTTGCGGCTTTTGCTGACACTGAAGCGAAATCAAGAAGGTCAGACTTCAGCTCCTCCCAAGTTTTGGCATCTTTACCAATTCCCTGCCTAGCACCACCCTCTACTAATGCGGCGTAATCGACAGCACCAAAATTCATGGGTAGTTTTTCCGCTTCAGCTTTAATGGCTTTTTGCATTTCATAGAATTTTGCAGTGCGATTTCCTTTGTCGTCACGCAGACCATTAACCTGCTTCGCCACACCCTTCATGGCATCTTCCATTTCGGCATAGTCTTTCACTGCCGCTACCACCGGCGCACCCATGGCTAACCCCGTTGCCGTTGTTGCAGCAGACGCCCCGGCGATTTTGTCTCGGGTTTCCAGGGTCTTGCTGTACTGCTCGCGGGCGTTAGATAACCGGCGCTGCTGATCGCCAGCACGCTTTAGCCTGGCCTCCTGTTCTGCCAGCTCGTTATTGAGCTTCGCCGTCTGCGTCCTGATTTGCTCAGTGGCCCCCGCCGCGTCTTTCGAGGAAAGCCCCATGCGGTTAAGCGCAGTACGTAGCGTGCTGAGCTGCTGGGTTTCTTTCTGCTGCTGCGTCTCCAGACGTGATACAGCTCGCCACTGGTCGTCAACGGCTTTGGTCTGTTTCTTCGTGGGGTTTTCCATGCCGGAAAGCTCCCGCGTCATCATCTGAGCACGCAGGCGGGCGGTTTCCAGTTCACCATCAAGGCGGCTGATTGACCCCGACAGCGTACCGATGCTTTTGACTTTCGCACCGGCAGCGTCAAGTGCTTGCAGTTGATCACGGGATTTTTTGACGGCGGCCGCCAGCTCCTGAGTGCTGGCGCGCGCTTCTTTGAATGGTCGGGTCAGTTTGTCGACCGCGCTTAAAACTACCTGTAACCGAAGATTACGATCACTCATCTGATGCCCCGCTACGTAAAACCGCCTTATGCCGCCACCCGAGCAATTCAGTGAGTGACATCACGTCCGTAACGGGTGGCGTCCAGTGAAAGACGATGGCGATATCTGCCACCAGGTCTTCTACCGTCAGGCTGTCGGGGAATCGGCAATCACCGATTTCTTCAACAAAAAATAGACCACCTCAACCGACAGAGTTACCAAGTCAGCCGGGTCCATTTCGTTGATTTCCTGCTGGGTGAGGGCAGGCGTGGTCACACGAGGCAGGACAACCATCATAGCGTTGACGTCCATATCCATCAGCGCTTGCAGTCGGGTGCCTCGCAGCGCGCCAGATTGCGGCTTACGCACCACCAGGCTATCGATGCGGGTTTTACCACGCATGATGGGAGTATCCAGCGTCACGGTTTTTTCGGTTGTAACGGGTGCGGTTTCGTCTTTCATTTTTTGTATTTCCGTTCAGTTAAATGGGGTTAAGGCGGTGCGGCGTACCGCACCGAAGAAATCAGAGGCCGATGGCGTTGCGGTGTGCTTCCATCATGTCCACGCCATCGATAATTTCGATCATGTTCACCAGATCAACCTCGTAGCAAACCTCACCGTTTATGGTGAGTTTTGCGTAAGTGTTGGTACTGGACACTTTCGTGGTGTTGCTTTCGCCCGTCTTCCATTCGCCAGAATCCAGCTCTTTGTGACGCCCGCGAACAACCAGTTCAACGGCCTGAACTTCACCAGTGTCGTCCCGCTGAATGGAACCGGTGAAACGCAGCTGGATACCGTCCACGGTTGCGGTTCCCATCTGCTTGAACAGCAGAGCATCTGCACCGCCGATGGTAAATTCCGTGTCCAGCGCGCCATCATCTAGGCCGAAATCGATATCCACTGCCCCTGGCATTCCGCCGCCGCGAAATTTCTCGAATTTGCGGGTGAATTTAGGCAACGATAGCGACTCACTGATCCCGGCAAAGTTATTGCCATTGTTGAATAAATTCAGATGTTTCAGTTTTCGTGGTAACGCCATTTTCTATCTCCTTACGCGCTGACCTGGCTGGCGAAATCAATCAGGTATTTGTCGGTGATACGCTGGCGCAGCATCAGGTTTTCCAGCGGTGGAACAGGGGTGTAGTCGTAGTCGATGGTGAGCTTGCCTGACTTGAGTGTCTCTTTATCGTTAACAGACTCATCCAGCCAGGCATCAGCACCGAGAATGTAACCCTGCCCTTTGAGGTTACGGAATTTCGCCCGGATGCCCTCGATAATGTCGCGGGCCAGCGACGGGTTGAGCGGCTTATCAACCGCCCACATATGGGCCTCCGCGATGGTATCTGCCAGCACCTGGGCAGTGCGGGTGTAGTTCTCAAAAGCAAAGAGCGGATCATCACTGAGGCAGCGGGAACCCCAGAAGCGGAAGCCATCCTGACGGATCAGCGTGGTGATATCGTTCTGGTTCAATAAACCGGCGTCAGTTGCCGGGTCCTGTAAATCCCAGAATACGTCGGCAGAAATGCCGGTGACGCCATTGACCGCCACGTTAGACAGCGATTTGTGCCAGCCCGTGTCGTTGTCAATTTTGGCGCGCAGGCCAAGTGCACGCGCCGTCGCGTATGCCGTCGCGTCGGCCTGCAATACCGTGTCAAAGTTGATGAAGTCAGGCCAGATCAGCATACCTTCACGTTGCCCGAAGTTGGCGCGGTAGGTAATGACCTCCTGCACCGTTTTACAGCCGTATGCAGCCAGATAGGCGAAACCACGCAGGCTTTGCGCAACGCTCAGCAACTCGCTGGCAACAGCCTGATTGTCATGACCCGGTACGCCGAGAATACGGGGCTTCACGCCGCATTTTGCTTTCGCAGCCAGCAGGGCTTTCATGCCGGTGCGCTTACCGTCTGCGGTAACGCCGCCGATAATGTTCGCCGTGGTTTCGGCTTCGGACTCCCCCTGGGCTACACGTACCACGACGGTGACAGGTTTTGCCTGATCACCAATGGCATCCAGCGAACGGGCCAGGGTGCCGGTTTCGCCCGCTTTGCCGCTGGCGGTTAACACATCAGTAAGCAGGACAGGGGTATTAAGCGGGAAGGTTGCCGCATCTGCATCGTCTGCGGTGCAGACCATACCGACAATAGCGGTACTGACTGTTGTTACTGAGCGTGTGCCGTCGTTGATTTCCTCAACGCGGACGCCGTGATGATAATCCTGCGCCATAAAGCGAATCTCCACATGTGGGTGTGCTTCGCTATGGTGTAAGGGCAGAGACGTTTATGCACTCATGTGGCGTTGTGCCGGAAATGGCACAACGGGAAGCTGCAGCATGGTCGGAAATGACGGTACTCGATACGTATGGCCACCACGGTTTAAAGTGACCATGCTGCAGGTGTTTATACGCCGGGTTTTTCCGGCCAGTTAATGTCCGGTGCGGTGGATAAATCCAGACGATTCAGCAGCACGCGGTATTTTTTCCACTGTTCCAGTTGTGCTGTTTCGGTTTCAGTCGCCATTCCCAAATCGACAGCATCATTCAACATGGTGATTGCGCTGGCAGCTTCTGATATCCGGCGGTTAAGTTCCTGCTTTGCTGATTCCAGCACTGCCTGATGTTGTGCCTCTTTGTCCGTGACCCACTCGTTGCCGTTCCAGGCATCGTATTTTGTTGCGGGTGACAGTAGCGTCAGGCTCTCCGGCAGCGCCCCTAGAAAGGTAATAACGTGCGGCGTACCATCATGCGTTGCATAAGCGGTCACCCCACGATAATCAACGACCGTTTCCCAGCTCTGCCCGTCAGCATTGCGAACGATGGCAAAACCTTCGGCGGGAAGTTCGGGCTTATCCGCGTAACATAACGCAGGCAGACCAACACCAATCGGTAAATATTCCATGTTGGTTTGCATATATTCACGGGTGATCGGCTCAACGTTGTAAACTTGCAACCATCCTGCCGTCTCAGCCAGCCCATTCTCTCCCAAGACAGGGATAGATAACTCAGTGTTATATTTCATCATTATGCTGCCCTTACGATGTAGTTAAATGCGACGTTGCGGGGGCGGTTGTCGCCTGGCGTGACAACAACGTGTCTGAATGTGGTTTCATCGTTAAAAAGCACACCGTTCAGACTGATAATGTCCATTACCGGTGTACCCGTATCTGACATTCCTGCTTTGAGGGTACTTGTGCCGACATTTATCAGGCCACCATAAGCCGCCTGACCACTGTTAATGGCGCGCCCGGTATCCACATTTCGCCCGTCATCCCAGCCACGGATAAATTCACCGCGCAGATCAGGCACCTTGAGCGTTGAATACACTTTTGCCAGTTCCGGGTAAGCTGTTGCACTGAACGTGGCACCGTTGCACTTGAGCCAGCCCACTGGCGGTGTGGCTGAAGGCCATGGCACCGGGACACCGACAGGCACACTGAGGCTCTGAACAAATTCAGTGGTTGCCACCCTTGTAGAGTTATCGGACTTTGGTCGGGTAGGGGCGGTCACGTCTCCGCTAAAATCTGCACCACCTGAAGCTGTCATTTTTTGCGCAGTGCTGATCGGACCAATAAAATTGGCGTCTCCGGTGAAACTGATGGCGCCTGCATTGCCATCCAGAGAAATCACAGCCTTGCCCCTGAGCTGCGCGTCATGTGCAACGAGCTGGAGCTTACCGCCACCGTTTGCAAGAGCGATGGCATTCATATAGGCCAGAATGCCCCCGGTTCCCCAGCTATCGATATCAGACATCCCGTAACCAAAGACCGTGCGCCCCATTTCTGTATCAACAGAAGGGGCGGACGTAACGTCACTACGGGTGAATGTCTGATAACCAATGGCACCATCGCGTTTAAATATCTGGCGGTAGCCATTGGTCAGGGTTGCTCCAAATGCCCCACCCCCGGAGACCGCCAGCGCCCCGCTAACTGTCGTGGCGGGCAGTGAGGCCGAGCCAGTAAAGCTGGGGTTTGCGAGAGGGGCTTTTTGTGCCAGAAGGTTAGTTATCGTTGTTGCAAAATTCGGATCATTTCCCAGCGCCGCAGCCAGTTCATTCAGCGTATCCAGCGCACCTGGTGCAGATGCTACGAGACTCGCGATTGCCGTTTTAACAAATGCAGTGGTCGCGATTTGTGTTGAATTATTATTTGCCGCTGCCGTCGGCGCGGTAGGTGTGCCGGTGAAACCAGGACTCACAATAGAGGCTACCTGAAGCCAGTCACCTTGCGAAGCAGTAGCACCGCTAAACCCGCGATACCAGAATGATGCGCTTGCACCCTGGCCGGAAACGCCAAATTGCGCCGGACGTATGCCCCGGACAACATGCCATCCACCAAATGGCTGACCGGCAACTGGTGCGCCAGCCGTAATCTGATCATCAGTTCCCAGAGCCTGAACAATCCGGGTGGGCGATGTGTTAGCACCCGCAGCCGGGTTAACAGTATATCCGGGCGTTGTCGAACCATAGCCACCGATACCGTACTGCAACATGCCGTTAAGTAACGCATTCATGGTCGCAATCTGATCACTAGCCGTGCCGGTGGCAGCGGTTGGCGCTGTCGGTGTACCGGTAAATGCGGGACTTTCCAGCCGTGCCTGTTCTTGCCAGTTGCCTGCTGTCCCCGCATTACAGATACGAGTAAAAACACGGTTATAAAGATTACTGTTCGAACCTGCCAGCGTGATGACAATCTGTGTCCATGTATTTGATGAGTACTGAATATGCACCCCATTCCCTCCGGCTCCGGTCAGGGGGCTATTTGCCGCAGAGCCGTTGAAACGGAAAAGCAACGTTGAAGTGGGTGAATTCAAATCTGTAATCAATTGCGCGAGATCGCCAAGCCCATTAGAAGACATAGACTGAAGCAAGGCTGCCATCGTGGCTATTTGCGTTGAGTTAGTGCCAGGTGCCGCCGTGGGTGCCGTGGGAACCCCTGAAAAAGCTGGATTCGCCAGCGGTGCTTTCAGGGCCAGAGCGTTAGTGACAGTTGATGCGAAATTCGGATCATCTCCCAGCGCTGCTGCCAGTTCATTCAATGTATCCAGAGCGGCAGG